GGCACGATGTAATTGCGAAATCTGCCTATTCGTTGGCCGATGTGATGATGGAATTTCGTAAATCAAAATAGATAGTTATAAATATAAGGCCGTGGAATTCATTTGATTCGTAGTTTGTTTCTCGACTCCTACACAATCGCTCCGAATCCACGGCTTTTCTTTTTCAATTTGATATTTATTAGTAGAGAAACAACTACATATCAAATGAATAGGAGAACGTTATGGTCATTTATAAGACCACCAATTTGGTGAATGGCAAACAATATATTGGTAGAGATGGTCGCAACAACCCAAATTATCTTGGTTCTGGTATTTGTATAAAAAATGCAATCAATAAGTATGGGAAGGAAAACTTCAAGAAAGAAATACTTGAAGAGTGTTCTTCTTTTGAACAACTTATGGAGAGGGAAGAGTATTGGTTGAATTATTATGATGCAGGTAATAATCCCAATTTCTACAATATGCACAATAGAAGTGTAGGGTTTTCAGCAAGGGGTGTAAACCACTATAATTTTGGAAAGAAGCTTAGTCCAGAACACAAAGAAAAATTGACTCAATCCCGTAAAGGAAAGAAACACTCTGAAGAAAGCATACAAAAGATGAAGGTTGCTCAACTTGGTGAAAAACATCACTTCTATGGGAAGAAACACAATCCGGAAACTCGTAAAAAAATAGCAGAGTCCCTTCGTGGTGTGAAACATTCAGAAGAACGCGCGTCAAAAAGAATTGGTGTGAAACGTCAAATTCAATTCTCTGATGAGGGAAGACAAAAATTGCGTGAATTACATACGGGAGAAAAAAATTCAAGATTCAAAGGATATGTTATTTGTGTTTCGGGACAGTATGTTGGCCAACGTAAATCAATTCGTGAATGGACAGAGACGTTAGACACTTTCCCATCATGTATATCGGCACATCTTTCAGGTCGGGAATACAAAAAAGGTATTCGTGGAAATTTTTTCAAATGGGAACACGAACTTTGATTTGGTAAATTCAATTCACTTTCGTATATTGTAGTCATAACTAAACCAACATATACGAACGATAACAAATGCAAGATACACTTTCGGAATACGGACATACGTTTCAAACAAAAGTTATTTCCTGTCTTATCAGTGATAAGGCGTTCTTGGGACAAGTCAGTGATTTATTAGAACCTGGATACTTTGAATCCCAATCCAATAACTGGATAGTAGAACGTATTTTAGATTACCATCGTAAGTTCAAATCTCAACCAACCCAAGAAGTTTTCAAATCTCTTCTCGTTCCGATTGAAGATAAACTACTCCGTACTGGAATTGTAGACAATCTCAAAGAGGCGTATAAACTTCAAAATTCACCTGACTTGGAATATGTCAAGAGTGAAGTGATAGAGTTCTCGAAAAATCAGCGTATGAAGTGTGCGATTTTGGAATCGGTTGATTTGCTGAAGAATGGTAAGTTTGAACAGATAAAGAAAAAAATTGATTCGGCATTGAAGGCTGGTAGTGATAAGGACATAGGACACGTCTTCAAACTTCACGTTGAAGAGAGATATAGTGAAGGTGCAAGAACTTGTGTTGCCACAAACTGGGGCGTAATAAACGATATAATGACGGGAGGTTTGGCGGGTGGAGAATTAGGCGTTTTGGTCGCTCCTGCCGGTGGTGGTAAGAGTTGGGGTCTAATCAATCTTGCTGCAAATGCCGTAAAACAGGGAAAAACCGTTATTTACTATACTCTTGAATTGAATGCTTATTATGTTGGTAGACGTATTGATGCGTATCTCACAAAGATACCATTTCAGAATCTCGGAGAAGAACATTCTCGTGAGAGAATCCAAGAAGTGATGGAAGGACTTGAGGGTAATCTCATCATCAAGTATTACCCAACACGAACCGCATCAATAACGACTCTGACCTCTCATATTCAAAAATGTATAGATCAGGGACAAAAACCAGATATGATTGTTCTTGATTATGCCGATCTTATCCGTCCTGCAAAAGCTAGTGATAAAAGATTGGAACTAAATGACATCTATGAAGACCTACGTGGTGTTGCTGGTGAGTATGATATTCCAATTTGGACTGCATCTCAATCTTCACGGTCATCCACCGACGACGAAGTAATTGAAGGAAACAAGGTATCGGAATCTTACAATAAAATTATGATTGCGGATTTTGTTATGTCCCTCTCTCGTAAGTTGAATGACAAGATTGGTGGAACAGGAAGATGGCACATTATCAAGAACCGATTCGGCCCTGATGGTATGACATTCCCAAGTAAGATAAATACAATGACGGGACATATTGAAATCTTTGAACCTAACTCTGACATCGGTAAATCTGTTTCACAATCTATGAGTGGTGAAGGTATGGTAAAGAAAGCTCTTTCACAAAAGTTCAAGGAACTTGAAGGTTTTTGATATTTGGTCTATATTTATATCATATAAACCGAATTATTTTTTTTTTTGGAGTTAGAGATGAATAAAATTCGTTTGAAAAAATTGGCAGGACTTATCAACGAAAATCAAAATTCAGGTAGTTTAACAGAAGTTGGCTCTGGTGATTTATACAAAGCCGTTCGTCGTGATGTTGATGTTCTTTTTGTTCAATATAAAAATAAGAAACGAGAATTTAAGCAAAAACTCGACCAGATGGTGAACAATGTATTTACCCCACAAGTTGCAACAAAGATTGCAGAAAAACATTTTATTGGAAAAACATTGAAAGAACTCCAACCAAATTTGCTTGGTTTTGGTGACGGTTTAGAGGAGGTGCCTATTAGTAAAGTAAGTAATGTTGATTTTCAGTATGACCCTGATGGTAGTCTCAGAGCTACCTTATCAATTGTTGCAGATTTAGAATTTGAAAATGGTGAAACTGCTGACGAATATAGTCTTGAGATATATGATTGAGAACCAAGTATAACTTGGGATAAAATTTAAAAAGGGAACTTCGGTTCCCTTTTTCATAAAAGGAAAAGTTATGTCATACCTAAATATACCAATCCCACCAATAGACGCAATGGTACGTGGGAATTTCTTACGAGATCAACGGGACTCACACGATAAGAAGTTCCCCTGTATCATTTTTGGAATGGCATCAATACCAGCACAAGCCCCACTCTTTCACAAAAGTTCAAAGAACTTGAAGGTTTCTAATGTTGGTCTATATTTATATCATATAAACCAAAGTATTTTTTTTTGGAGTCGGAAATGATAAAAATGAAAGATTTAGTCCTCGAAGGAAGAGACATTCAATCGAAATTCAAGAAGAATGTCATGAAAGAATCAAATTCTATAAATGAAGAAGACGGTATGATTAGAAAAATTGCAAGATACATAACTGGTGCTGAAACACTAGTTATTATGTTTAGGACAGTAAGTCCGGCCGATCCTCGGAAAAGTCCGTCCGATGATGATGCCCAAATAATTGGACAGAGAATTTGTGATCGTATATTGGTCAAAAAATACGGAATGGAACAAGTAGGTGGTGGAGAACTAGGTGGAATGGCCGCATATCAAATAGAATTGGATAGTGGTAATAAAAACAAGTTTTCAGATTCAACTGTAAAAAGAATCGTTGACGAGTGTATTCAGAAGATTTCAACAAGTAATCCTCCAAAGACTGTGAAGTTTATTTTTACTGCCGATTTGTATAAACGTAATAAATTTGAAAAACAAGTTTATAAATCAGAACGTGGTGGTATAGAGCAGACAAAGATGGATTTGGGATTTGACGATAATGATGGTCGTTTTTATTGATAATCATCGATATTAGTAATTCTAAAAAGGGAACTTCGGTTCCCTTTTTCATTTGTATCTATCCGATTATTTCCTTATATTTACATATATTCAATCAGAAAATCGGTGGAAAAATAAGTAGAAAAAATTTACGAAAATCCCCTATTTTTTCTTTCAAACCGTATAGTTATCTCTATACGGTTCTGTTTTAGAATCAAAAATAAACGTTTTTAGAAAAAAAATAATCGGAGACAACTATGGATATTAGCAACCGAATCCTTTCGGATAT